GTAAAAGTATGGCTGGTATTAATCACATGATTAAGTATGCCTTCACGCATTCCATGCCTAATATTAGAATGGCTTATGTAGCTCCAACATTTCGACAAGCAAAGTCGATAGCCTGGGATTATATAAAACAATTCACTAAAGAAATTCCTGGCATCAAATACAACGAAACAGAACTGCGATGTGACTTTCCCAATGGTGCCAGGATAACCTTGTATGGTATCGATGCTAATCCAGATGCTCTTCGTGGTAACTATTATGATTTAGTAGTTATGGATGAAGTGCAGTTGATAGACGAAGAAGTTTTTCCTAAAGTTATTCTTCCAGCTCTTTCAGATCGTAAAGGTAAATGTTTATTTATTGGTACTCCTTTATCGACAAGAAACTATCTCTACGATTTATATAAAAAAGCAAATGCTGATCCATCGTGGTTCTGTAAAGTTTTTAAAGCTAGTGAAACTGGCATTATTGATAAGTTTGAATTAGACCAACTTAAAAAGAACATGACGGAAGAAGAGTATAGGCAAGAGTTCGAATGCGATTTCTCTGCTTCTATCTCTGGTACCATATACGGAAAAATTATAGATAAGTTAGATGCAGACGGAAATATTACTAATATCAGTTATGATCCTGGTTACCCTGTTCACACAGCTTGGGATATAGGATATTCCGATAGTACCTGTATTTTATTTTTCCAAGAGATTGGTCGTCAGATTTATGTCATTGATAGTTTAGTACAAAGTGGTGAAGGTCTACCCTACTTTGTGAAAGAAATAAAAAATAGAGATTATGTCTATGGAGAGCATTATGCACCCCATGATATAGAGCAACATGATTTTTCTAATGGAATGACCAGAAGAGAAGTTGCTTATCAGTTAGGTATTCGGTTTAAGGTTGCATCGAAACTATCTGTAGAAGAAGGCATTCATATGACATCTATGTTGTTATCAAGAAGTTTTTTTGATCAGAAACAATGTGAGATCGTGATTGATGCACTTCGTCATTACCACCGCAAGTGGAATGTTAATAATAAATTGTTTAGTAAACCAGTACACGATTGGAGTTCACATATTTGTGATGCTTTAAGAGTAGCTGCTGTATCACTAACAGAAGGCACTAAAGGAAAACAAGCACCTCAACAAAAAGCAGAAAATGATTATCAAGTATTCGGAGTAAATTAAAATGGGATTTTTAAAACCAAAAGTAATAATGCCACCAGCACCAACACCGCCAGAACCAATGCCAGAAGCACCAGATGTTTCTGATAAAGATGTACAAGCGGCTGCTGAAGAAGAAGCAAGAAGATTAAGAAAGAAAAAAGGAAGAACATCTACCATTCTGACAGGAATGATGGGTGATGATTCAGAAGCAACATTAGGTAGAAAGACATTGTTAGGATAGAGACATGGGATTTAATACATCAAGAGCAAATGCACCAGGAGGTACTGGTATGACAAAAACTAAAATAACAAATACTAATAATCCTAATAAAGAAAAAAAAGATCCAAAGCCAATGCAAACACCAATAGCTAATACACCAGCAGCTCCAACGATAGAGGCTGCAACAATGACAACACCTGATCCTTATCTTTTACCAGAATCAACACAACCTGGAGATGAAGGAAAAAAATCTAAAAAGAAGAATAGACAAAGTACAATTTTAACATCTGTAACTGGAGTTAATCAACCAGCAACACTAGGAAGAAAGAGTTTATTAGGATAAATCATGGGAGCAAATCCAAAAGCACAAGATAAAAGAAATGCCAAAAGAAAAGAAAATACCGAAAAAGTCATGGAAGGTGTTATGTATGGCGGAGAGATATCTAAGAAGAAAGAAGCAGAATTAAATAAAGCAGCTAACTATGGTCGTGGTGTAAATTTTGCTAAGACTGGAGACACTTCAAGAATAATTGCAAACGCACCAACTGGTGGAGAATTTTTTGGTGATATAAAAAGAGGAATATTTGGCGGTAAAGCTGACAATCCAAATTTTGTAACTAATCAAAAAAATAGTTCTGGTGGTGAAGTTTCTAAAAGCCAAGAAAAAAGACAATCTGAATCGAATGCTCAATACACTCCAAAAACTACAAAGGTAGATGGTTTAATAAAAGATATTATAAAAACTGGTATTACTCCAGGTGGTATGATTTTAAATGCTATAACTGGTAAGAAAAAGAAAAACAATAGATCTAAGGGATCGAGTTTATTAGCAAAAGAAAGACAAGGATACCAAGATGATCCTTATAGTGTTCCAACTTTATTAGGAAAAAAATTAGGAGATAGTTAATTGATTGATCCAAAAGAATTAGTAAGAAGATATTCTAAACTGAAATCTAATCGTGGTACTTGGGAATCGCATTGGCAAGAAATTGCTGACTACGTATTACCAAGAAGAGCTGACATTGTAACTCAATATAGTAAAGGTGAGAAAAGAACCGAAAAAGTTTTCGACAGTTCTGCTATTAATGCTGCGGAACTCTTAGCATCATCCTTACATGGAATGCTAACAAACGCAGCTTCACCTTGGTTTATGATGAATTACAAAGAACCAGGTTTAAATAGAGATGATAAAGCTATGGAATGGCTTGAACAATGCACACAACAAATGTATGTCGTTCTTGCTCGTTCTAACTTTCAACAAGAAATTCACGAACTCTACCAAGACTTAATTACATTTGGTACTGCTGGAATGATGATTGAACAAGATGAAGAAAAAGTTCTTCGTTTTTCAACCAGGCATATATCAGAAATCTTTATACAAGAAAATGAATTTGGTCGTGTCGATACACTTTATAGAAAATTTAAAATGTCAGCACAAGGTGCTTTCAATATGTTTGGAGATGTATCACCAAAGATAAAAAAATTAAGTGAAACAGAACCTTATGAAGATATAGAATTACTTCATGTAGTTTTACCAAGAGAAGAATTTAACCCTAATAAAATTGATGCAAAAAATAAACCTTTTGCATCAATTTATTGTGATCCAGAAGATGGAGTTTTATTAGGTGAAGGTGGTTATGATGAATTTCCTTATGTGGTTCCAAGATTTGTAAAGTCATCGATTGAAACTTATGGTCGTTCACCAGCTATGACAGCTCTACCAGATATTAAAATGATTAATAAGATGTCTGAAACTTTAATTAAGGCTGCACAAAAAGTGATTGATCCACCCCTACTAGTACCTGACGATGGCTTTATGTTGCCAATCAGAACTGTACCTGGAGGATTAAATTTTTATAGATCTGGTTCAAGAGATAGAATTGAACCTTTAAGCACAAATGCCAACATTGGTATTGGTGTGCAATATGAAGAGCAACGCAGAGATGCTATTAGAAAAGCATTTTATGTTGATCAGCTGTTACTAGCTCAACGAGTAAACATGACAGCAACAGAAGTTTTACAAAGAAACGAGGAGAAGATGCGAATGTTAGCTCCTGTTCTTGGTAGATTGCAAGGTGAGATGTTACAACCATTAATCACACGATGTTTTAACATCATGTTAAAGATGAACCTTTTTCCTATTCCTCCTGAATCATTACAAGGTCAAACGATTGATATTGAATACACCTCACCACTTGCAAGATCACAAAGAACTGGCGATATAACAGCAGCATCAAGAATGCTAGAAATGTTAGCACCATTACAACAAATGGCTCCAGTCTTTGACTTCTTAGATGTCGATAAATTTGTTAAGCACACACAAGAAGTATTAGGAGTTCCAGCCAAGATTATGAAATCTGAAGCGGAGGTTGCACAAATACGAGAAGAACGAGCTGCACAACAACAAGCTATGATGGAGCAGCAACAGCAACTTGAACAAGCAAAAGCAGCTGGTCAAGCGGCACCTATGGTTGAAGCACTTAAACCATGATCGAAATGGAAGATATACAAAAATTACGTGAAACATATCAAAGAGTTTTTACACAAGGAGATGGTGTAAAAGTATTAGAGGATTTAGAACTTAGGTTTCATATCCATAATACAACAATGGATAATGACATAAAC